AAAACGCATCAAACAAGAATTGCTTGCCATTTGCCTGAGCACCAATTGCAACCACACGATCAACAGGTGGAGTTTCCTGAATAAACGTACTGTTGAGGGTCGGCAGCGAAGTAAACCGCTGGGCTAAATGCCAAGCATCAAGCGTTCCAGCTGCAGTCGACCTAAACAACCCAGTTATCTGACTGGGCTTATACCGATACTCAGCCCAACGCTCTTGATATCCAAACACGTCATTGTCTTGAGATGTACCAAGACAATAAATCTCTTTATTAAGAACCGCCTGTTCGCCAAGCGTGGCAAACGCCGGGAAATAAAAATCGTATCGAGTTGAACGGCTCCACATACGGTTCAACCCCTGCTGATATGTCAAATCAGCTCGAACCGAAACCAATCCTAAAATATACCCATGCTCTGTAGCTGCATACGTAAAGCCGTGATTGACTGCGAGACCAACTCCGTAGGCTGCAAGATTGCCTTGCGGAGTAGTCCCTCCAGTAACATTAGTCGCGCTTGTCTGGGCAATAGGATTAATGGAGATAGGAGTAGAACCACCACCAAGATACTCAGGACGCTGCAAACGAGCATCAGGACTAACAACGCCAAAATGCGCTCTAATAATTTCAGTATAGCGAGTACCACCTCTAGCGTCCCTTTCCAAAAGTTTCTGAATCTGAAACGACTGACGCAGCTGATTGATCGTCGCTGCTGTCGCTGTCGACAAATCAGCATACAGCGCTGCCGTAGTACCGGCTGGAGCCGCGCCAGCCATATAAATCTGATCTGTACCACCGTTATAACCAAATGCACGAGCGTTACCAGCTGCATTAAGCGCCGTCACATACGTATTCGTAACGCCAACATCTGCCTTAATTGGGGCAGATGTACCTAAAGGCAACGATACAGCCGCGCCTTTCTGTGGCCACGGCAAAGCACTCGTAAAATAATCATGACGCTTACCGCGACGACGTAACGTGTAATTACTTGCATTATCCGGACCATTTCCATAATCCATATGGGCCGAATTCTGCAAGTTCTCGTCTCTAAACCACTCATTATAAATCAAATTGTACGCACGCATCGGCAAATTATTGTGCGTAACAGTATTTGCACCAGTAATCTGACCAGCTGTAGGAATACCCATGTAATCCTGCAACGAATTAACAGCGTATCCACCAGCTGGACTACTACAAGTCGGAATTACAAAATCAATAGACGAATCAGGATTAGGGGTACGCTCACCCATAAACCTCTGCCAATTGTCCCAAACCAATCGGTTTGGAACAAAAAAGAAAAACGAATCCAAATGCATGTTATCCATGATTGGAAACAACGGAGTGGCCAGACGTGTAAAAGATGTCATATTTAACCGGACTGTGTCTCCCGGCAAAATTTCATCAACATAAACCGGTACTAAATAACCGGCATCAAAAGTCGTTTTATACGCCTTTTGACTATCAAACGTGGACCGCGGAATATCTGCCCGCGGCACCATCGCAAACTGATGTACGTTAACACTCTTGTTTCTATGCATCATCTCAACCACTCCTCAATAAAATTCCGCCCCAATTTACTCACATAAATTGAGGCGGCTGCCCTTACTCTCGAACCTTAACCATACGGCCAAGCGCTAACTGTTTAGGCACATCCAATAATGCAAACTTACCAGTCGCATCATCAAACTCGCCTAGCTCAAACAAATCAAAATCTTCTGGGTGTTGATAAATCTGATTATCTTCCGCAGACCTATTCACTTCGTCAGTAAAACTGCGGATAGCAACACCAACAGAAGGCAAAAAAAACGGTCTGCCATATGCATCGGCAGCCGAATCACGAATAGAACAAATTACCATCTTCATGTTTGTTTCCCTTTCACAAACAACGTTTCAACATTGACAAACGAGCTTTTGCAATCAACTCTTTGTCTCTTAACCTCGCCTCAGTATTATCTTGATAATTACTTAAACGAGACTTCTCCCGCTCAAACTCTACGACTTCAAATTCCTCTGGATGCTCCAGCTTAAATTTTTTGTCGTAAAACCTAGGCGGACGAACCTTACGGCCATTTACCACAACATAATCATGCGGATAAACATCCGTCTTATACTTCTCATACCACTGAAACCCGATACCGGGCTTCAAACTCATCTTCGTAAACTCAGGCCTTCTCTTCACAATCTCGCCGTCATCCGTTACAAACTCATAATGACTATCTGCCAACTGCCCGTTAACCTTCTTCATAATATAACGTGCGACATAAGCAGCAGACTGAAAATTGACATCGCCAATACTAGCATACCCAAACGGCCACAACGCTGAAAGCTTCTCAGAAGTGTAAATCGTACTTCCGCTTGGGGTACGCTTAAAGATTTTCTGATCGTCAAAACGGAAATTAAAAATGCAAGCATGAAAATGAGGGCGACCAAACTGCTCGCCATACTCACCAGCCATATAAAAACGAATTGCTCGTTTTCCATCTCGCTCCTCTATCCCTTTATAGTGCTTGCGAAACCGTTTCATAAACCTCTGAAAATCATCATAATCCAGTGATCTATCCTTTGGCAAGTGCTCATCGCTGTATGTCAACGTTATAAACATATTGTTGCGATACAGCGAAGCCTCATGCATACACCTCGTAGCCCACTGGCGAGAACGCTCGAGCCTGCAGCCGACACACTGCCCGCACGGCAGCTGAAGGGATCGGACAACATCAACCCGAGCGCTCTCATAAAAGACCACGTCGCCGCAGGACGTTTTATACGCCTGCAGCGGGTGGAAACACGGCATTTACAGCCGCCAACCACCCCTCATGGGGTTGGCCCTTACATTGGCAACTTTGGTCCTTTTAACCATCTTTTTAAAACCGCGTGCGGAACGGTACTTATTTACTCGCTGACGTCTCATAAAAACCCCTTTTTTTAAAAAATGGTGTCACCTAGCACAGTTACATCAAGTAATGCCCTGTGCAACCTCGGCCTGGCCGGCCTCGGTAGGTAACTTTTCAACCCCTTCCGGGGCCCCTTCTATCAGGCCTAAGGCCTTCATTTCGTCTCGATTAGCAGCATCAAGACAAAAATCCACAAACGCCGCTGGATCGTTCGCAAACCGCTCCCGGACCCTAGCCGGAAGCGCGGCAAACGACTCCTCGGCTTCCAAAACGGCGTTCAACGCCGACTGATAATCCTTAATCCCGCTAAAGTCCCCAAACTGGGGCTCTAGCGGACTAACCGGCAGCTGGCCGGTTACATTAAAACGCTCAAGAATAGTGTTGATATCACACTCATCTTTAAACTGCTGTTGAGCCAAACTCGGGTCCTCGCAAACGAGGCCAGTCTCAACAGACACCTTGTCACCATCATAATTACCCAAAGACCGCAAAAATATTTTGCTCATTTAAGTCCTCTAATTAACTGAATCAACAGCTCTGCCGCCTTACTACCTTGGCCGACCATACGGCCAAGATCATTCATAGCTGCTTCAACCGCTGCTTGATTACTTAACAACTTCGTCTCAGCATTCAACTTAGAAATAACAGCTCTAAAATGATCGCGTATAACGTTCTGTGTTACACCCTGCTGAAGCATATATTCAGCCTGTGAATTCAACATATACGTTGTTGCCCATATACGCTTTTCTTCACTATCCAAATTACGCGTCTCACTAATAATCTTTTGAGTCGTAGCCTCAACATTCTTAACCTGAGCTTCAGATAAACGCTCAGCTGTCTCGGCCTGCTGTTTAGCAGCCTGTGAACTCTGGACAGCACTAAAAGATTGAGCCGCCATAGCTGCTGGATTAACAAATGACGGCATTGCACCTGGCGGGGTAGACGCCCCGCCAAGCTTGGTAACCAACATAGGATTAATACCAGCAGCCTCCAAATCCTTAACTTGACGCTGAAAACTAGTATCGCTCATCTCCTTTTGAAACTGCATTTGCCGCTGTGCTGCTTCCGCACTGGCCACATTTTGTTCACGACCACCAAACAAACTGGTGGCCGCACTAGCAAACGGCGCAAAAGGGCTAAACGAAC